CCTGTAACTCCATTTGGTTCATACTCATGCCGCATCACCGTCCCGACTCATTGTGCCAGAAACAGCAGTGGCGACCGATATGGCCGCCGTGATCGTGATTCCGTCCATATGCACCGCTCCCCTCCAGCATAATAGGCCCCGCCTATTCGGCAGAGCCCTTCGCTTTATTCTGGAGCTGCTCCATCTGTTTGACAAGCCGCTCCATCTTCTCGATTTCGGAGAGCTCGCGCCGGATGACGATGACGGTCCGCTTGGCCTTGCCGCTACCGACCGTTACTTTCTCACTCTGCAGGCGCTTCACTGACCGTCACCCCTTTCGTCGCCACGCCGTGGAACCGGCTGCGCGCCGTAACCCGGTAGACGCCCGGCTGCTCGAAACTGAAGGTTGCGACGGCCTTCCCACTGGAGACAGCGACAACTTCCGGGTCGAGGCTTTCGCCGTCATAAGAGACGACGAATTCAACCTCACTGTCCGGCGTGTTCGTCGGCAGCGTGACGGTCGCCGTGACCTCATCGCCCGTCTGGACCGTTTCGGCGCTGAGGACGAGCTGCAGCGGATCGTGGATGACCCAGCCGTCGGGCGTGTGCTGCGCGCGCTCCAGGTTCTGCCGGACTTCCTCAGTTCCCTCATGCGTATATTCGTCGGGATAGCTGACCGTGATTGCCGCTACAGCCTTGCCATCAGCGTCAATTGATACAAGTATCTTATTCATGACACGCCCTCCTACAAAATGATGAGTCTTGCCCTATATACAGTCAGCGTACCGCCGTTATTTACGCCGCCAGCGATAGAGGCTTCCTTTCCCGCAAAAATGCTCGCAATACTGCTTGCAATGTTCCCCGTTCTGAACCTCCCTGAATTTACAGACGTGAAATTAATCTGAGAAGGCCCGCCGCTCTCCCACATTCCGTCTGCCCACAGATTGACTTGAGCGTTCACGCTCGCAGAACTTGTCTTCGCCACAACTTCAAGGTACACTTCGCGCCCGGTGAAAAATGATCTGTCAAGATATGTTCGAAAATCGTGCAGGTTGAGCGCAACGCCGTTAAGTGTTTGAGCTTCATGGGTTAATAAGGGGCTCGTAATCCTGACCGGCTCCGTGATAAGGTCGATGATTTTGCCCGGACCATTGTTTTCGGCGTGCCAAACATCTCTCCCCTTATACGTAAAACCGAAGTCGCCTACATCGAGCAGTTCCACACCGCCGTATTTCTGAACCCTGAAATTCACCAACGCTGCCGGATCGTTGTTGTGATTGATCTCGATTAGCGCTTTGTTTCCACTCCATGTACCCATAAGGAGGAGTTTGCTATTGTTCGGCGTGCCCGGATTCGCTACAAATGCTGTAGCGAGTTTCGAATCACCGTTCGCGTCGCGCTGGACGATTGTGTTCGGATTCGCGTTTATGTCCGGCAAATATCCGCGTACAGTGTACGCATCTACAGCCTTCGCTACTGGAAGGTCTTGTGTGGAGTCAACGTCTACGTGCAAGCTCGTATCCGCACCGCTCCACCGTAATGTGATTTCGTTTTCGGTATTTTTCTTTACGAGTTGATTTGCATGATAACCATCAACGTCATCCGCACTCAACCCGCTGCCTGCGCCGTCGTTACGAGAGGTCCATATGTCGTATGCCTGCATTCCGTCGCTGAAAATGATGTTACCGCTCGGGTGAAATTGAAAATAACCCGTACGCTCAACCCCACTGGCATCAACATACTTGAAATAGATTGGCTGGGAGTAACTGTTGGGATTACTTTCTTGTGGAACCATCGTCAGCGGCCCCGTCATCGTCCCGCCGGACGTCGACAATTTGCCCGCCAGCGCCGCATTGATCGTCGCCGCGAAGTTCGGGTCGTTCGCGATTGCCTGCGCCAGTTTCGCCAACGTATCGAGCGTGCCGGGGGCGGCACCGCGCAGCGCGGCGATGGCGTTGTCGACGGTATCCTTACGAGCGACATCATCCACTGCAACAGGCGCAGACGCCTTAAACCTCCCGTCCGCATCGCGCTGCACAATCGTGTTCGGCGTGGCCGCGCTCGTGGCGCCGTGGACGCCGGTGGTGGCGTCCATGTGCGCCTTTGCCGTCTCAAGAGTAGTCGCCGGTGGCGTGCGCCAGTTCGATTTTCCGGTGATCGACTTGATCATGTTCGCCAGCCAGCCCAAAATAGCCGTCAGCGTTCCGGAGTTTCCCGACGGTGCCGATGTGTCGCTGATCGTTCGATCGCCGATCTTTTCATCCGTTACTGAGCCGGCAGCCAGCTTCGCCGCAGTCACACTGCCGTCCGGATGATCAAGCACCTCGGCCGTGCGGTGATCGTTCATGTCCTTCAGCGTCGCAAAGACGAGCGATTGATCGATGACAGCCGTTACATTCGGCGCTTGTCCAACGACCACAACGCTGTCAATGTGCTTCTCCACGACATCCGGCCCGCCGCCGGGCGGGATATATTCGGCGTTGGGCCCGGCGTTCGCGTAGGCGTACAGGACTTCACCTTCGTCCGGGTCGGTCGCAAAGATCCCGATCTCGCGGAAATAGAAGCCTGTCGTGATGCCCTGATTTGTCAGGACTGTCCCGATCACCGCACGTCCCTGCCCGAGAACCTTCAGCTTTGTGATGTCCAGACTCATACGCTCATTGATCAGATTGTTGAGCGTCGCAATCGATTGTCCGCCCAGATAGCCGTCACCGATCGCCACTCGCGTATATCGCAGTTCTGCCCCTGCTTGTGCTTTGGCCTGCAGAGCGAGGCCTCGGTTTGTCATGACCAGACCGCCAAACGCCCCCATGTTCTCCCTCCTGTCATACCGTCATGAATTCACCAATGTGGAGCGGCATGCCAACGTACATCTGCAACGTGTTCGTCATCGTGATCTCAATCGCATCAAGATGTGCCGAAATGCGCCGTACCGAATCCAGCGCCGTAAGAAATTTCTCAGCATCTTCAGCCGTGACAGCCGCGTTCGACGTGATCACTTTGAACATACCGGGCTGCCCGCCATATTCGAACCATTCCCGGATTTCGCCGTCGCCGAATACATCTTGTATTAACTCCCGGACCGCTGAAGCCGTTCCTTTGCGGCGGTGCCAGGCGAGCGCATTGCGGACGAGCTGGCGCTTCTGCTCGATCGGAAGGCTTTGATCGTAGAAATCAACGTGATTCTGCCATGCCAGCTCATCAACCCACCGCTCAGGCAACGTGTTTAGATTCGACTGAATTGTCACGAGAGGTATAAGCTCCGAAACCTTTCGGATCTCGGTATCGAGCGCTTCGGCGGCCGCCCGTATCGTCGGATCGTCACGGAGATTCGGCGGCACCAGATCGATCAGCCGGATGTCCGTGATCTCAATCACTTTCGAGCCCCCCGTATACGACATTGACGTTTTCCGCGACGGCGATGTCCGTGTCATCGATGACCGTATAGGTGGGCGATGTCACGGCCACCCGGCGGGCGCCGGCCTGCATCACGCGACGGATGAGCTCGGATGGATTGACATTGCGGCCGATCCGGGATTTTTGCCAAAGCACGTATTCGGCCACAGCTTGATCGACGGCCGTCTGGATCGTCGTCGCAGATGGAGCGTTTGCGGTGTCGATCCAGTAGGTCAGGTCGACAGCGTACGTCTGCACGCCCGGCGCCAGGACCGTGACGCGGTCCGTGAGCGGTCGAACGCGGTCATCTCTGAGCACATCCGCCACCTGCTGCAAGACATCGCTGCTCGGCAGCTCTCCGTCCGCCATGAGCACCCGAATCTCCACCTCACTCGGCGCTGGGGAATGGACGTGCACATCGCCAATCCCGGCGTTCGCCGTCCGCGCCCAGTATTCGTATGCGCCGCGCGGACCAGCCACGGAAAAGCGCTCCGGAGCGGTGTAGATGCGCTCCCGGTAGGCGTCGTCGTCCTCTCTATCTGCACCCCCGGAGCTCTCCGTCGTGTTCACCACGCTTGCAACAAACGGAATCGAGTCGACGAGCAGATTGATCTGACCCGGCAGAAACCCGTTCCCGGCCGTTCCAGATTCCGTACACTCCGCCGCCACATCGACAGAGACTTCGCCAGGAGCAATTTCCGCCACATCCGTCGTCGCGAAAAAGATATTGCCTCCCGGACTGACGCGGGTTCCGGCTGGGATAGCCACGGCCTCAATTCGTGGTGTGGAGAGAGTGAAGCGGATCGTGGTCCTGGCGGCCGACGCCGGCAGCCGCGGAGTCTCCACGCGGGCGCCGAGGTGGTCGAGCATTTTCCCGCGCGCGTACCGAAGCAAATTTTGCTTCGCGGCGTCATTGATCAGCACGCGCTGCTGGACAATCAGACCCGCGATTGCCGAAAGAAAAAGCCGTACCGGGTCACCAGGGTACAGCTTTCGTCCGCTAATCGCCTCATAGGTTGTGATGATGTTGTTCCTGATGGTCTCCGGATCCGTATCGACGAGCTGAATGTCTGGCAGATCGTTCAGGCTCATAATGCTTCGCCCCCTTCCCTCAGGCGGAATCGGACGGTTGGCATAAGCTGACCGGTCATATGATTGGCAGCATAGGTTACGGCCGTCACCTCAACGCGTGGTTCATGCTGCTGGATCGCCTCGACGATGCGAGCTGTCAGGCGTGCTTGTGCGACGGGGATCGCTGTATCGAGGTCGGCAAAGTCCACTCCAAATCCGCGGTCGAGCGGAACGCTGCCC